TATTTACAAAGTTAAATAAGTTTTATATAATAAGCATATAAAGTAAGGAGGAAAAGAAATGAAGTTTATTGGAAAGTGGTATGAAGTAATATTTTTTTACTTATCTATAATATTTATGATTATAATTTTATAAAAGGAGTGATTAAGTTGAAAAGTTATATGTCATTAAAAGATATTATTAAACAACAAGAAGATATTTCAAGAAACAAAATAAAATGTAAGTGTGGACATAGCATATTATTAGGAAACCAAAAAAGAAGAATATGTAATTGGTGTGGCAAATGGGTTTATAAAGATAAAAGAACAGAATTTGAATATAAATTAAAGGAGAGTATAATAAATGATAAATAAATGGTATTCAATAGAAAAAACAACAGAAGGATATACAGTTTATCTAAATAAAGAACAAGTATTTAAAGAACATGGTGGATATGGTTCATCAAAAATATATACTGGTAGTAGTAAAAAAGAATGTGAAGATTATTGTAAACAAAATAATATAAAATTAAAAGGAGAAAAAAATGGAAGAAAATTTAAAATCTTTATATAAAAAAATGAATAATATATTAGCTTATGGAAATGATGGTAGAGAACATAATATAATAGTAAGTCAAGCAGAAGTAAAAGTATTAAAAGAAAGAATAGTTAAACTTGTAAAACAATTAGAAACAACAGAAGAAGTAGCAATAGAATGGCAAAGAAAATATGAAAAAGTAACTGGAACGCAAAAAGAAGAAGAAATAGACTGCTTATTTAATTTAGGAGAAGAATATGAAGAAGAAAGATTTAATTAAAATAAATATATTAATTTTAATAATAATATTAAGTATAATATGGATAATTGGAATAACAGCCAATAATGATGGAGTAGTAAATAGATTAAATCAATGTTTAAAGGAAAATGATTTAGATTTTTGTAATGAAATAGTAAGATAAGTGATTTGCCAAAACATAAATTTAATGATATACTTTAATTGCTAAAAAAATAAGGAGAGATAATTTATGGAATTAACAATAGCATTAGCAATAAGTATATTATCAGCAGTTATGACTGTATCTAATTTTGTATTAAATAGGAGAGATAAAGCAATTAAAGACACAAAAGAAAATGATGAAGAAAGTTCTAATCAAAAACTTATAGATTATCGTCTTGAACAAGTAGAAAAAAAACTTGATAAGGTACTTGACATATTAGATAGCTATGATAAAGAAATAGACAACAGAGTTAATAAAGCTATGGAACAACATTTAAAGATATATCACAGGGAGAAATAACATGGGTTTAAAAGAAGATGTTATAGAAATGAAAAAACAAATAGAAGAAACTAAAGGGCAATCATTAGCTATGGAATTAATAAGAGACAATAAAAAAACAAATGCAAGAATATGTAAGTCTTTTACAATAGTTATTTTAGCATTAATAATGATTATAGCTGTTGAAACTTGCTATCTTATATATATTTTAAATGATATAGGATATGAAGAAACAACTACTGAAGAACATATAAATATGGAAGCAGAAGGCAATAACAATTATATAGGTGGTGATAATAGTGGCGAAATTACGAATAACTAAAAAAACAACTACAAAAAAGAAATATCGTAAATCTAAAAAGAAGAAATAATATGTTAAAAATAGATTTTACAAACAATGAATTAAATGATATAAAATCTAAAATACATTTTACAGAAAGACAATTAAGAATAATACAATATAGACAAGATGAATGGTCTTTAATTAAAATGGCAGAAAAAGAATGTTGCGATGTTTCAACAATAAGTAGAGAAATAGATAAAATAAAAAAGAAAATTATGAGAGTAATATAAGAAAAATATAAGAAGAACTAGAAAAAAATAGTTTCTTTTTTTATGTAATAATTTATTTGAAAGGAGGAAATATAGATGAAAAATTCCAAGAAAGGCAGTGAGCCAATTGGTAGTGAAAAAAACATATTCTATATTTCCTTCTTTTATTTATTTAAAGGAGATGAAATAAATGTATAACAATCCCTATATGAACCAGTATAATACACAAGCAAATATAGACAGATTAAATGAACAAATAAATAATTTAGAAAGAATGAAAGCACAAATGCAGCAACCACAACCTCAACCAACTAATTTAACACAAAATTTTCAATTAGCACCTACAAGTAGAGATATTATAAGATATGCAACATCACTTGAAGAAGTACAAAGAGATATGGTTATTGGCGACACACCATATTTTAGCAAAGATATGAGTGTTGTATGGATTAAAAATATTAAAGGCGATATTAAGACTTATGAGTTGAATGAATTAGTGCCAAAAGACGCAAAAGATTTACAAATAGAATATTTACAATCACAAATTGAAGAATTGAAAGGAATGATAAAAAATGATGCAAATGTTACAAATGATGATGCAAAACAAGATACAACAAATACCGCAAAATATGATGAACCAATTGGAGAAACAACTAAAAAGGCAGAACCCACAAGCATTTCAAAAATATCAGGAAGCAAGAAAAAATAATAATCCACAAGATTTATTAAATGAAACAGTAAATAATTTTACACCACAACAAAAGCAACAATGGCAACAAATGATGTCTATGTTTAACCAACCTAATAAATGATAAAAGAGATATGTTAATCTTTAACATATCTCCAATAACATTTTTTATATGACAAATCTTTAAATCTACAACATTCAAATATAATTCTTCTGTTTATATTATTTATTTCACTTGCTTCTTTTATAGAATTATACGTACATAACAAATTCATATCAATATCATATTTACTAACTTTTCTTTTAAATGCACTTTTACTCATTTTATTTCTAGTATTTCCATAATTAACATTATATTTTTGAGTACACCACTCTAAATTATTTGCTCTATTATTTTCTTTATTTTCATCTTTATGATTTACAATAGGTAAATCATCAGGATTAGGAATAAAGGCTTGTGCTACAAGTCTATGGACTTGATATAATTTTGATTTACCGTTTTTTGAAAGCCTAATTATAAAGTAATTTTTACCACCGTCTTTATAAGGTTTTAAAATTCTTTCTTTTTCAAAATCAAGACGACCATTTGTAAATCTTAATCGTTTAACTCTACCTAAATTACTAATTTGATATAATCCCTCATATTCAATAATATCTTTCCAAATTTCTTCCATATTAACCTCCAATAAAAATAGGCTTATATGAATACCGAAGTTATTTATTGTCGAGATAAGTCGCTTCGATACTCATATAAACCTATTGATAGAAAATGACTTATTCGACATATTAATTATACCATAATATGAAGAAAAAGTAAAATTATAGGTTTAAATATTAGGAAAGGAGGAAAGGAAATGAATGGAAACTCAGGAATTGTTCCTACAGTAGATTTAGCTACTAACAACAATGCTTATCCAGTATATCCTATGATGGGTGGTTATGGATATGGTAATGGTGGTCTTGGCTATGGTGGAGACTGGATTTGGATAATTTTATTATTTGCTCTATTTGGAGGTTGGGGAAATAATGGTAATGGTGGTTTTTTCAATGGTGGTTTTGACAATGGTTATGCTTGGCTATCTAATGGTCAAAAAGAAATTATGCAAAACACTAACAACGGATTTGACACATTACATTTATCTAATCAATTAGATACAGTAAATAGTGGTATTTATTCACTATCTAATCAATTGTGTAACTGTTGTGCAGATATGAACCAAACAGTAAGCAATGGCTTCTATAATGCAGAAATAAGTGCAAATAATAGACAAATGGCTAATATGAACACTGCATTTAATCTACAAAGTCAACTAGCACAATGCTGCTGCGATAATAAACTTGCTACACAAGATTTAAAAGCAACTGTTATTAGTGAAAATTGTTCTGATAGAGAAGTATTAAGACAAATTGGTCAAGATATTCTTGTAAATCAAACTGCTAATACTCAAAAGATAATTGATGAAATCTTTAGAGATAGATTAGATGAAAAAGATAGTAAGATTGCAGAATTAAATAGAGAAATACTAATGAAAGACTTAAATGCAAGTCAATTAGCACAAACTCAATCAATAGTGTCAAATATCTATCAAGAATTAAAAAATTGCCCTATTGATACAGTGCCTGTCTACGGAAATTCAAGAATATTCAGTTGTAATAATGGATATGGATGTGGATGCGCAGGGACAACAAGTCAATTTATTTAATAGCATAGAGTAGAATACTACAACTCGATTACGAGAACTTGCTAAAACACCTTCCTGACATCGGGAAAGTGATAGAGGATAGGCAAGTCTTATCCTCTTTTATTTTATTTTGAAAGGAGAAATATATATGATAGAAACAATTATAAATAACCCTGAGGTTTTAACAAGTAATGCAAGCCCAGTAGTTTTTGATGAAACTGATATAAGAACTAGGTGTGCTACTTGCAGTGGTTGGTTAGATTATTCAAATGGTAATCCTAACTTTAAAATATTTGGAAATGGATATACAGGATATTATGATGTAGAATTTAGTGCTTCTGTAAGTACAGCAACTGCTGGTGTAGTAGCAATAGGACTTTATCAAGATGGGGTATTAATACCTGATACATTAAGAGCTGTAACTATTGATGCCGCTGATGACTATGAAACAATTTCCTTTGATAAGAAATTAAGAGTGTGTCCTAGAGGTACTACTAATATTAGTGTAAGAAGTGTATCAAGTGTTCCAACACCAACAGACCCAACTACACCAATTTCAACAACTCAAGCAATTATAACTAATGCTACATTTAGTATAAAAAGAATTTAATGAATAGCAAATTAGATATAACAAGTTTGTTTTTACAAGCATTAAGTTTACAAATATTATTTCAAGATTATAACAATAAAGATTTAATGCAAGAATTGCAAACACAAGATGAAAAGTATTTAAAACAAATACTTAAAAATCAAGAAGAAATATTAAAAATCCTTAAAGAAAGGAGTGAAAAATAATGGAAGATAGGGTCATAGAAAAAGTTAATGAAAAAATCAAAAATATACTTAATGAAGATATAAATACCAACAATTTAGACCATTTATATAAATTAAGTAAAATAAAACACATGGCAAAGGAGGATAAAGAAATGTATAGAGATTATGGAAATTATGGTGCAAGACGTCCTGGATATGATAGCTATGGAAGATACTATGGAGAATATGGAAACTATGGCGAAGGCTCTTATGGCAGACGTGGTTATGATATGAAATATCGTGGTGATGAACACATGGATAGAATGTCTGGAGAATATCATAGATATATGGAAAATCGTGAAAGATATGGTACTAATCCTGAAACTGATAGAGCATTTGAATATATGGTAAAGTCATTAGAAGATTTTGTTAAATATCTACACGAAGAAGCAGAAACACCACAACAACACCAAATGCTTAATGAAACTTTACAAAGAAGCATGAGATAATGTATAAGTATTATAATAATAATCCACATAATAGAAACATTGATGATTGCACTTTAAGAGCAATTAGTTTATTAACTAATAGAGGTTGGGATGAAGTTTATAATGAATTAAGTTATTTGGCAAATAAAGAAAGTTTAATGATGGATAGTGTGTTATTTATAGAAGATTATTTGGATGATAGATATAATAGAGAATGCCATTATTCTAAAACTATTGGAGAATTTGCAAAGGAATATCCTTATGGTAAATATGCTGTAACTACCAACGGACATATAACTGCAATTATTGATGGAATTATTTATGATACATTTGACCCAAGTGATAGAATTATGAGATGTGCTTGGAAAATTAAATAAGAGTGCTATATGCACTCTAATATGCACCATTGGACAAGAAGCAAAGTCGATTTGACTGCAAATCAAATAGACACCTGTGCAATTCAGGTATGGTGCTCCATATTTGTTGACAATTTATTTTAATGTTGTATAATTAAATTATATTTAATTGTGGGTTTTTAGTGCATATAAGTGTTTTCCCACGAGTGAGAGATAATAAATAATTATGCTAATGTTATTATAGGCAACTCATAAAAAAATACTTGAAAGGACATAATTTGTCCTTTTTTATTTGCTATGATATAATCTTATTAGGTGATAAAATGATACCAAAGATTATTCATTATGTTTGGCTAGGTCGTGGGGGAAAAAATGAACTTATAAAAAAATGCATGAGTTCATGGCAAAAACTTGGTTATGAAGTTAAAGAATGGAATGAGTATAACTTTGATATAAATTATAATAAGTTTACTAAACAAAGTTATGATTTAAGAAAATATGCTTTTACAAGTGATGTTATAAGGTTGTATGCACTTTATACTGAAGGCGGTATATATTTAGATACCGATGTTGAAGTATTTAAAAATCTTGATGAGTTTTTAAATGAACCGGCATTTACTGGTTTTGAATGTGATAATTTCCCTGTATGTGCAACTATGGGTGCAGAGAAAGGAAATCCACTTATAAAAAAAATGCTAGATTATTATGATAATAGAGATTTCGAAGAAATAACAAACACTAGAATAATGTCTGATATATTAGGCGAATACGGAATAGATAGGCATAAGAACGAAATACAAAAGACAAAAGATATTACCATTTATCCAAAAGAATATTTTAATAGTGAGGAGGGTTACACGATACATAGAATGAATGGTTCGTGGTTAAAAAAATGAAGAAACTAACAATATTTATACCTGTTTTTAATCAGGAAGAATTAGTTACAAGAGCATTAGATAGTATTCCTAAAAGAGATGATATTGAAATACTTATAATTGACGATTGTAGCACGGATAACACAAATGTTAATTGCCAAAAATGGATAGAACAACACCAAGATATAGATGTAAGAATAATAAAACATGAAGTAAATAAAGGACTTGGTGTTGCAAAAAATACTGCGTACGATAATGCTAAAGGCGAATATATAAATCAATTAGATAGTGATGATTATTTATATACAGAAGAATATAACAAAGTAATAGATATGTTAGACGGGACTGATATTGTATATTCTAATTTAGTAAAAAATGATGGTAGTGTATTTGTATTAACTGCTGAAAGCCAAAGAGGGCTATGCTCGGGATGCGCTAGATTTATTAGAAAAGAATTTTTAGGAGATACTAGATGTAGGGAGATAAGAGCAGCTGAGGACTGGTATTTAAACGAAGAATTGCAAGCAAAACCACATACAGAAAAATTTACAAACATAAATACATACCATTATAATTTCCCACGAGAGGGTAGTTTATACGACCAATTAGTAAAAGGGGAGATACAAATATGAAAAACTGTTTTTATTTTTTAAAAATTAATTCTATCGGTGGCATTGAGAGTTTCTTTTATTACCTAGCTAAAAAATATAAAGACTGGGATATCACTATTTATTATAAAATAGGTGACGCCAAGCAAATTAAAAGATTAAAAAAATATGTTAGAGTAAAAAAATATAATGATGGTGATAAAATAGTATGTGACAGAATGTTCTTTAATTTTAATCTTGAAATAATAGACAATGTTGAGGCAAAGGAATATATACAAATAGCACATGGTGATTATAAAGCGATGGGCATTAAACCAAATTTACACCCTAAAATAACAAAATATTTAGGTGTTAGCCAATTGGTGTGCGATACTTATAAAGAAGTTACAGGTCATAATACAGAACTTGTATATAATCCTATTGAGGTAGAAAAACCTAAAAAAGTATTAAATCTAATAAGCGCTACACGTCTTACAAGAGAAAAAGGCAAGAATAGAATGATTAAACTTATGCAATTGTTAGACGAAGCAAAAATACCTTATATTTGGACTATATTTACAGATGATGTAAATGCAATAGACCACCCTAATGTAGCATATATGAAACCTAGGCTTGATATAATAGATTATATTGCAAATGCTGATTATCTAGTGCAGTTGAGTGATAACGAGGGTTATTGTTATAGTGTGGTTGAAAGTTTGTGTGTTGGAACACCAGTTATAGTTACAGAGTGTCCTGTATTTAAAGAACTTGGTGTTGTAAACGGTAAGAATGGTTGGGTATGTGGATTTGATATGGCAAATATAGATGTAAATAAGATATATAAAGGCTTATCAAAATTTGAATATAAACCCAAGGAAAGCAATTGGGATAAGTTTTTACTAAATGGCAAGTCAACATATAATCCAAGTGAAGAACCAAAATATAAAGTTGAATCACTTGTAAATTTCTCTTTAGGTGCTTTTGATGAACTAGAAGATTTAAAAAGATTTAATATAAGTAATAACGCTAATAACTGGTTATATAAAGGCGATACTTTTATTTGTGATAAAGACATGTATAATTACTTAAATGGTGATAATAAAGAAAAAGCAAAGGTTATTAAATTAATTGAAGAAATAAAAAAATAGTGTAATTTTGCACTTTTTTTATTTTGTGATATAATTTATATAAGAGTTCGAGGAAGAACTCGAATATTAAATCTTTATGGTGGAGTTGACCACTGAAAAAAATCTAGAGGAGGAAATATTTATGAAAGATTTTTTAGAATCATTAGAGATAGGAGAAAGTAAAGTTAAATTATCAAGTGAAGATATTAAAAACATTATGAAAAAACATGGTGAATTTCTTAATAACGAAACTAAAAAAGTTGAAGATAATTACAAACAACAATTAGAAGATAATAAGACTACTATTAGTGAACTTAAGGCACAAATAGAAAAATCACCAAAGTCTGATGAATTAGAAAGTCTTAAATCGAAAATAGCAGAATATGAGCAAAAAGAAGCTGATAGAGATGCTAGACAAAAAGCCGAAGAAGAAGATAATATTTTAACTAATAATATCAATTCTGTTTTAGGAGATAAAAAGTTTGTTAATGATTTTACTAAAAACGCAATTATTAATGAAGTTAAAAATGCTCTAAAAGACAAGGCAAATATGGGTAAATCTGCAAAAGATTTATTCGAAGAAATAACAAATGGAAAAGATGGAATTTTTGCTAATCCTAATCCACAAGTAGATATGCCTGGAATTGATGAAAATGTAGACAATGCAGTTTCAAAAGACCAATTTGATAAAATGGGATATAAAGAAAGAGTAGCATTAAAAGAAACTAATCCTGAGTTATTTAATAAATATAATAATATGTAAAGAAGGAAGGATGATTATTTATGGCAGTCACATATTTAACAAATTTAGTTGACCCAGAAGTTATGGCACCAATGATTAGTGCTAAACTTGAAAAAGCGATTGTGGCAACACCATTCGCAAAAATTGATACTACATTAGAAGGACAACCTGGTAGTACAATTACAATCCCTAAATACAAATATATTGGGGATGCTGAAGTAGTAGCAGAAGGAGTAGAACAAGGAGATGCAACTTTAACTACTCAAACAGCAGAATATCAAGTAAAGAAAATTGTTAAGGATGTTACTTTAACAGATGAAGCAATTTTAAGTGGATATGGAAATCCAGTAGGAGAAGCTAACAACCAATTAGCTAAATCAATTGCAAGTACAGTTGATAATGAAGTTATGGATGCTTTAAAAGGCGCACAAGTTGTTAAAACATTTGGCAATGACATTTCTTATAATAATGTTGTTGATAGTATTGATTTATTCTTAGAAGAAGAAAATGTACCAAAAGTTATGTTTGTACACCCACATCAAGTATCTACATTAAGAAAAGATAGTAATTTCATTAGTGCAGATAAATATAATCAAGATGTTATTATGAAGGGTGAAATTGGTATGATTGCTAATACAAGAGTTGTACCATCAAGAAAAGCAGTAAATACTGAAGGTACTTATTATGTAAACCCAATTGTTGAATTAAAAGCAGAAAGTCAAACTGGTGATGATGAACTTGCAGCAGTTACTATCTTCTTAAAACGTGGTGTAAACGTTGAAACAGATAGAATTGTTAAAGGTAAAAAAACATTAATTTCTGCTGATGAACATTTTGTTGCAGCACTTACTGATGAAAGCAAAGTTGTTGTTGCAAAATTCCCAGTTACTGGAACACCAAGTTTATAATAAATAATTAGAGGAGGGCGTTTATGGAATTTAGTGAACAATACCTAACTTATGGAGAATATAAGGCACTAGGTGGCACTTTAGACCTAACGCCTTTTAATCTATTAGAATTTGAAGCAAGACGACAAATTGATATAAGAACCCAAAACAGACTTAAAGGCAACGATAATTTGCCGCAAGAAGTTAAATTATGTATGTATAATCTAATAAATTGTATAAACAGTTATTATAATTCTTCTAATGTTGCAAGTGCAAACAATGTAAAAAGCGAAAATATTGATGGATATTCAGTACAATATATAAGTGCTAGTGACATAAAAGAAGTAGTAATTTCAAAAAACTCTGAATTTGAAAATATTATAAGAACTTATTTGCTAGGTGTTATCTTTAATGGAAAACACTTAATGTATGTAGGTGTTGAATGATAACAAATTCAAGTCTAACTGTTTATCACAAAGGTTTTGATGATACAACAAAATTAGAAACTTGGACTCGATATAATTATAATAAAGTTTGGTTTTTTGGCGGTAAAGGTGCTGGAATAAATGCAGGATATAGCGACGCTAATGATGTACAAATTAGAATCCCTTATAATTTAAACGAAGGATTAAATATAAATAATTTTGCAATTGGTGATATCCTTGTTGAGGGTATTTTAACAACTAATATAAATACACAACAAGATTTAAGTAATTATTTAGTTTACAACATAAAAAGCATTAATAATAATAATTTTGGTATAAATAAGCATATACATTTAGGAGGCAAATAGAATGCCTGTTAAAATGCAACCAACAAGTGTAATAAAAGCAAATTTAGGTATTGAACCTAATGGTAAAGTACAAAAATTTTTTACAAGTGAATGTGCAAAAGCAATGGATAAATATGTTCCTAAAAATGGGGGAATTTTAAGAAAATATAAAATTGAAGAAAATTATATTGTATATAGTCAACTTTATGCAAGATATCAATATTATGGTATTAGAGAAGATGGAACACATAAAGTTAAAAATTATACAACACCCGGAACTGGGCCTTATTGGGATAGACGAATGGTTAGCGTAGATTTACCTAATATAATTGCTAGAGTACAAAATAAATTTGGAGGCAAATAATGGAATATAACGAAACCAGAATTGACAAATTGCGTACTTATTTGTTTGAAATTGTAAATATTATTACAACAGACACAAAGTATCAAATTAATGCTGATTTTTTAGGAGATGTTGGTAATTATTCATTGGATAAAATACCAACAGCCAGCGTGTTACAAAAATGGATAACAGGGAATGAACTACATAGAGATGTATATTCATTTAGAAGTCGTAAATTTTATAGCCAAGATGCAATAAATAATTTATCAAATATAGGGTTTTTTGAAAAATTTGAAGAAATAATCAAATCTAATAATAAAAGAGGCGTTTTGCCAAACATAGAAGGTATACAAAGTATTGAATGTTTAAATTGTGGGACATTAAATAGTATAGATGGTACACAAGCAACATTTGATATACAACTACAAATAACATATAGAGATAATGAAAGAGAGGTAACAAGTCTATGAAAAAAATAATTGCTAAAATTGATTTTAGTGCCAATGGTGCAAATTATATTAAAGGCGAAGAAATCAATATAAAAGACATAAATGCAATTAAAAAACTTAACGAAAAAGGATATATTGAACCTCTTGAATATAAAGATTTAGTTTTAATTGAAAGAGAACTTAAAAGCAAGGAGGAAAAATAATGAATTTTGATACAAGTAATATGACAAAAATTCTTGAAAGTCAATTTGTACGTTTTTTAGATACTACACCAACAGCATTATCACCAACTTGGGTATTAGTTGGAGCAGTAGAAGAAGGAAACGCACAACTTGAATACAATCCAAATATTGATAGAATTAAATATATTGTAGATAAATCAGCAAGAAGTAATCATACATCAAACGATAAACAAATGAGCGTGCCATTACAAGCATATAAAGGTGATGATTGTTTTGAATTTGTTAATGCAGGTAGAGATAAATTAAATTATAAAACACATTTACTTGAAGTTGACTTATGGGATGAAAACAACGGAAATTATACAGCTAAAATGAGTGATGCAACTATTACAATTAATTCATATAATGGTAATTTAATTGAATTTAATGTTTATGTAGATGGTGACCCAACAGATGGAAATGTTACTATTGCAGACCAAACACCAACATTTGTACCAGCAACAAGTTTATAATAAAAAAACTTTAAGGGCGAGGCGATTATTCGCCAACCCCTTTTTTAATATTTAAAAAGAGAGGAGATAATATTATGACAGACAATAATATTATAAAATTAAACAAAGATAATATATTAAGATTAAAAATACAAACAAGTGATGGAAAAGATACGGGAGAAGTTTTAGAATTTGACCTTGAAGATATTGAACTTCCTTTAAAATATCAAGAACTTGCAGAAAAAGATAAAAAAAATCGTGATAATTTAAGAAATCAGTTTTTAATTATTGAAAAAAGAGAAGATGTAAAAGGCAAAAAATTATTAAGTAAAAATGAAGAAGATAAAATAAGAGCATTAAACGAATTTTTTAATAAAGAAAAAGAAATATATAATATTTTTCTTGGAGAAAAAGGTGTTGAAAAATTACTTAATGGTCGTAAATTAGGTTGGACTTCATTGCAAGAAATAGACGAAATAATTGAAAAACAAATCTCACCATATCTTAATGTTAGCATGGAAAACATAACAAATAAAATTAAATCTAAATATGGAAAAAAAGATGAAGAAATTGAAGTGTTAAATTAATGGATTACACTAAAAAAATTAAAATAGGAGATAAGATATACACAGCGAAAACTGACTTTAAAACTGCTTTAAAGTGCAATGAAATAGCAGAAGATGAAACAATAGGCGATTTTGAACGTGTTTTAGGCATATTATACACACTTTTTGGTGAAGATGGTATAAATATACCAGAACATTATGAAAAGTTGCTTAAATGGGCTAAAAATTATCTTTCTTGTGGCAATGAAGAACCTGCAAAAGGAGAAGCTGATATGTCGTGGCAACAAGATATGCCACTTATTGAAGCAAGTTTTATGTATGATTATAAAATAGATTTAACGAAAGAAAATATGAGTTGGGAAAAATTTTATAGCCTTGTTAATGGATTATCAAATAGTGAATTTGGAAATTGTTGTGTATTGAATCGTGTTAGAAATTTAAGAAATTTTGACATTTCAACAATTAAAGATGCTAAAGAACGTCAAAAAATACTTGAAGCAAAAAAAATGGTTGCACTTAAAAAACATAAAAAGCAAATAACTGAACAACAAATAAATAGTGCAAAAAGATTTTATGAGGCTTTAGGTTATAGGAAGGAGTAATGTTATGGATGGTACAGTTACAATTGGAGTAGAATTAGAAACAAAAAGTTTTGAGCAAGAAATTAAAAAAACAGAAAATTATCTTAATCGTCTTATTAATTCTTATGAAAAAGCATCAAAAGCAAGTGGCAATTTCAAACCAAATGAAGAAGCTATGCACAATTTAAGAGTAGAAATTGAAAAAACTAATAATAAATTAATAGATTTAAGAAAAAGACAAGAAAAAACAATTGAAAGTGGAAGTCTTGGCCTAAACAAAGTATTAAAGAAAATAACTAAATGGGGATTAGCAATTTTTGGTGTTCGCTCTGCATATATGGCTATTAGACAAGCAATGAATATAATAACAAGTAATGATGAACAATTAAAAGCAGATATAGATTATATGAAAACAGCTATTGCATACTCTTTAGAACCGCTTGTTAGGCAAATAGTGGAATGGGCAAAAACACTTTTACAATATATAGGATATATTATAAAAGCATGGACTGGATATAATATATTTGAAAATGCCAATAAAAGTTTAAAAAAAGCAAATAAAAATGCTAAAGAATTGAAAAAAACTCTTGCAAGTTTTGATGAAATAAATATTTTGGGTGATAAAGGAAACGGAACAAGCACATTAATGCCTAGTTTTGATTTATCTAATATAGAAAATATAGATGCACCGAAATGGTTAAAATGGATAGCAGAAAATAAAGATGTCATATTAAAAATTGGAGAAGTTTTACTAGTTGCATTTGGAATATCAAATATTAGAAAAGTATTAAGTAATATAGCATTGTTATTTGGAAGTAGTGGTGGAATGGGTTTAATTGGTTTAAGTGAAATATTAGCAATAATAGGAACTGCTTATTTAGTTACTATTGCAATAAAAGGTGTTAAAGAAGTAATAGATAAAGCTAATGAAGTAAAAGATAGTATGAATAATTTATATGAAGTTATGGATAGTACAAGAAAAAAATCAAAAGAATTAGTTGATACTGTTGTTAGCAATTATGACAATTTAACAGATAATCAAAAAAAACAATTTTTAATTTATTTAAACGACCAAATACAAATAGCTAGAAATCAAATAGAACTTTTAAGTGAACAAAAGAAAAAACTTTGGTGGTCATCATCGCAACAAAAGGAAATTGAAAATCAAATAGATGCTTATAAGAGAAAAATACAAGAATTAACTAAAACAAAATACGAAATACAAATAAAAACAGGTATTGATGTTTCTCCACTAGCAAAATTTTTAAATTCGGTTGTTAGTGCTGGAAAAAATAAAACAAGTTCAACTACGTATATTACGTTGCTTGGAAAAAAATTCACATTAACAGGTATACCCTTTGCAAAAGGCGGAGTTGTAGTACCAAAATTAGCTCGTGGTGCAATAGCAAATAATCCAGGACGTGGAGTACCAACATTTGATGGTGGAGCAATTTGGGCTGAAAGAGGAGCAGAAGCATATTTACCTTTAACAGATAGCCAACAAATGGATTTACTGGGTTCTTCAATAGCAAAACACATGGTTGTAAATTTAACAAATATAAATCAATTAAATGGCAGAGTAATAAGCAGAGAATTAAATAAAATAAATGCTGAAAATGATTTTGCATATAATCAATAGGAGGAAATTATGTTTATTGATAAAGATAGTATACAAGTAAAAATAGGTAGTAATGCTTATATATCATTAGGACAATATTTGGTAGAAGCAAAATACGGATATTATAAATTATTTAGTAGTGATACAGGAAGGTCACTTTCCGGTTCTATGACTGGCACATTAGTAGGCATATTTCCTAAAATAACATTGCAATTTAGACCATTAACTAAAAACGAATTGGAAATAATAATACCATTATTAGATGCTGCAAATCAAACAATAAAATATTATGACCCAAACAAAAAAACAAATACTGAAATAACTACATATACTGGAGATTATGAAATAATAAACAAAAATGTAATATCAGGAAATACAAAAAATGAAGGATTTAGTTGTTCATTTATAGCAACCAAAAAGAGGTCTTAATATGAAAACACATACAAGTGGATTTAAAGATAACATAAAATCATTTGGTAGAGAACTTGACAGTAAAATTACTTATACAATAAGTGGAATAACAACAGAGTTGGGGAGTGATGACCTTAACTCTGTTACACCACATTATCAAGGAAATATATTAAAGTCAGTAATGAAACAATTAGATATAGACAGCAACATAGATATACCCTTAAAAACTGTTTTAAACTATCAATTTGGCGTGAAAGTTGGCAATTCGTATGAATATATTGATTTTGGCAATTACATCGTATATAGTAGCGAAAAACAGGAAGATACTAATAGTTATAAAATAATATGTTATGACAAAATGTTATATGCTATGACTGATTATGTAGATATGAATATAACATATCCAATAACAGTTAGAAATTATATAAACACAATATGTACTCAATTAGGATTAACATTTGCTAATTCAAGTGATACTTTTGCAAATTATAATCGGCAAATACAAAGTGAAGTATATTTAGATAGTAGTAAAAAATCATTAGGTTACACTTTTAGAGATGTATTAGATGAACTGGCACAAGTAACAGCAAGTACAATTTGCATTAATGATAATGATGAATTAGAAATAAGATATATAACAAATACAAATGATACAATAGACGAAGATTTTTTAAAAAATGTCAATGTTGCTTTTGGTGAACAATATGGTGCAGTAAATGTTATTGTATTAAGTCGTAGTGATAATAGTGATAATGTTTATTATCCAAGTACATTGCCAGCAAATCCAATAGAAATAAAAATAAGTGATAATCAGATAATGAATGGTAACGATAGAAGCGATTATCTTCCAGACATTTATGCAAAATTAAATGGGTTACAATTTTATCTAAATGATTATTCAAGCACAGGCATTTGTTATTATGATTTATGCGACAGATATAATGTTTCAATAGGTGGCAATACATATTCTTGTATTATGCTAAATGATGAAATAAACATAACACAGGGATTAGAAGAAATAATACATACTGAAAGGCCAGAAGAAAGTGTAACAGATTATACAAAATCAAGTACAACTGATAAATTAGAAAAGCAAACAAGACAAGCATATATTTTAGCTAATAAAGCAGAAGGCACAGTTGATGCAATAGTAACTGCAATAGGTTCTAATGGTGTTGTAAATGCAGCAAGTGTTAAATTAGCAATAAATAATGATACAAGTAGTGTAAAAATTGATGCAGATGAAATAAATTTAACTGGATATGTAACTGCGACAGATTTAAGTGGTAGTGGAACAACTGTTATAAATGGTACAAATATAAGTACAGGAATAATAACTTTAACAGGAACAGATAGTAGTGGGCAACAATTACTTATAATAAATCCAAATGGATATAATACTGCAAAACATTATAGTACATATTCTATATATAGAGATACAAGTGGAAGTGGTTCATTTTGTACTATTGGTTCAAACCAAATATTAATGACTGGTACTGGCCAAACGACAGTTACACCAGGTTCTATTTCAACTAATAATTTTACAGCAACAGGTACAAATAATATTAATGGTTATCAAAAAGAGGTAAGCACAGGCTCATATTCATATAGTTTAACAACAGAAAGTAGTGTATCTCCAAATGATTGGTATAGTATTGGAGCAACTACTACAGGAACAATACCAGCAGGAAGATATATGATAATATTTGCTGCAGCAGTAAGTGCAAGTTCTAATGGTGTAGCAACTTTTAATCCAAGTATAGATGGCACAAGAACTTCTGCCGACACTAGATTTACTATACCAATAGCATCAGGGTTAAATACTTCGGTGCAAATGATAGTATATAAAGAATTTAGTTATAGCGATACTTATAGTGTTGGAATAGACCAATACTCAAATGTTACAACAACACCAATAAGTGGATATTGCACAGTTAAATTTATAAGAATTGATTAGGAGGATAAAATGGCATTAAAAAAAGATGTAGTACAAGATAATGGATTGGTTTTAGGTTATCATAGAATAGCAGATATAATAAATATTGTAAATGGCAAAACATTATTAGAAATATATTCATATTTGAATAGAGAAGAAAGAGAAAAAGAGCTTAATGCAAATCAAGACAACAACATAATTGCAAATGTATATATTTCAAAAAGTATTGAAAAATTAGATTATGATGATACATTAACTATTTATCAAGCATACAATTATTTAAAAACATTAGATAAATATAAAGATGCAGAAGATATATAAGAAAGGAGGTTACTATGAGCAATAAAACATACGATATATTAGTTTATATCACACAAATAGCACTGCCAGCATTGTTAACTTTTTATGGAGTTGTAGGAGCAACACTACATATTCCTTATGTACAAGAAACTCTAACAATAGGTGCAGCATTTGATACTTTATTAGGTACTTTACTTAAAATATCTAATAATAATTATAAAAAAAATATAGCGAGTAAAGGAAAAAGAAAATGATAAAAAACGAATTATATTATATTAAAAAGCCTAAAGGATATAATCCATGTATTTTAGGAAATCCAAAACATCGTGACCCAGTATTAAATGTTCTTCCCAATTGCTCTGCTTGGGCAACTGGTCGTTTTAATGAACTTGGCAACTATGGAGAATGTAAATATCTAGGTAATGCAAATGCAGAAGATTTTATCAAGTTTGTTAAAACACAAAAACTTGAATTAAGCGATGTACCTCAAAAAGGCTCATGTATGGTATGGGAAGGCAAAGGAGAACTTGCTGGACACGTTGCTATTGTTGAAGAAGTAGCGAAGATGAGTGAAGTAGCAATAAGTGAGAGTGGTTGGAATTATACTGTACCATATAAAACAACAACTTTGAAAAAAGGAACAAATGGAAATTGGGGATTGGGTAGCAAATTTGTATTTAAAGGATTTATTTACAATCCAGCATTTCCTATTTTAGTAATACTTCCTGCTCGTGGCTATTTTAAAAAAGGCGATAGAGGAGAAGATATAAAAAAAATCAACGAATGGTTATATAAAAAATATGGCAATAAAAAAACTTTAGGAATGATATTTGGAGATAATACTATGAAAGATGTCAAAAAA